ATTCTTCAATATACCAATCAACACCATCAGGGATTTCAATAACTGCTAATTTAGATGTCCATGTGTTAGCATCATCTCCCATAGACTCGACAATTGAAACTAGATCAGCATCATCACGTGGAATTTCCCACGTCACAATATGTTCATATGCATTTGTTACTTCGTAATATTTACCAGCATCAATAGCTTTGCGTTTAGCATATTGTTCTTGTGCTGCTTTAGATAAACCAAATCCACCATAGCATTTATTGATAACAATTTTCATAGTTCACCTTTTCAAATAACAACAATTATACTACGAGTAATGTTGCAAGACAATTATACATATCTCTCTTGCAAATCTGAATATGCAATCTCTGGTTCTTTGTAAGAGATTTTACCATCATATTCCAATTGAGATTTTTCAAACCAACTGAGATAATTATCTGACTCGATAACCCAACTTAAGATATGTTGTTTGCTATAATTATCTGAGTGTTCGATATCTGAACGAACCATATCAACCACTTCATCACAGTCGATGTTAAGTGGGACACCAGTGATCTTATAAGAAGATCCACCTTTGAATTTCCAACGTTGTGGGCATTCTCCATTACCATCCCAATCGTGGGCTGCGTAGTTTTCTTGGTATTGAGTTTCGATCACGATCATCATAATATAGTTCCTCTCCAACTTTCTATACCTATATTATACTACATTTTGCAATAAAAGTCAACAACTTTCTGGAGGCTAAAAACCCTGTAAATTCAAAGGGTTAGAAAATAAAAAACCCTCTACAGGAGAGGGTTTTAGGGGGCTAGAGACGTTTCTCTTAGGGCATTTTTAGGCTAGCCAGAGCCGAAGCTGGGGCTGCTATAATACCAGACCCGAATATTCGATTATATTCATTCTTTAACTTTAAATCTGGTTCTGCTTCTGATGCGATAGCACTAACCATCAATTTAACTTTACCATCGGAATACGCCATAAATGGCATAAGTCCTACTCCAACTCCTTGATCTGTTCTTTGTAACATAATAGTTGCAGGACTTTTTAATTCATAATGTGTTTCAAGTTTCTTATGGACTTCTGCAATCACTTCTTCACCGCTAGTCAATTTAAATACATTAATATTGTTCATTTTATATTCCTTATATAAAAATGTTTAGGGAGAACAATTCCCCCTAAACAATTATTGCGTCACTTGTATGATGGATTATAATACTTAAATGCTTCTTTCCAAAATGTAGAATAAAGATCATCACTAATTTTTTGCTGCATTTTTTTATAATGTGCACCAGTAAGCATTTGTTCAGCCAACTTAGTTAGTTCATTTGTAATAGTACCAACTGCGCTTACAGTTGCCTTAACTGCTTCTTTTGTATATGATGTCTGAGCATCTACGAAACCATTAAGACTATTAGCAATAACTTCATTATTTACTGTTGCCTTAACAAACATCTTCTTTGTGTTCTGAACATTATCGATAAACGTATTAAGTTCTTCCATCATTTTGCTCCTGTGTTGATGAAGATTAATTCTTCTACTGTATATGGCCACATGTTCTTATCCTTATAAAGTTTTAAAGAACATGTGACCGACAACAGCTGTTACTAAAAGAGTTACAGCATCAATCATAGATGAGATCTCGCAACATCATAGATCATTGATCTATGGATGCCAATATCAGCGAGATCCTTATCTGTAAGAGCATTTAGTTCACGAACAGTTTGTCTCATCTTCGCTTGACGTTTAAGCCAGCGAGATACTTTCTTACCTAAATTAGACATTTTATTTTCCTTTACTGTCTTCTGTTAGAAGCTGCTTTGAATCAGCTTTGCTCTCAGTAGCAGTATCAGTAATATCAATCTTCTTAGGCTTCTTTGATTCTGGAATAATATTCTCGAGCCAAATTTTAAGCATGCCGTTTACAAGTTCAGCATTCTTAATTTCAACAGTGTCTGCGAGAGAGAACTTACGAGTGAATGCACGATCAGCAATTCCCTTGTATACATATTCTCCATCTCCATTATTTACTGCAGAATTGCCAGAAATAACAAGAGTGCCATCTTGGAACTCAAGATCAAGATTATGTTTACCAAAACCAGCAACTGCCATTTCGATAACATACTTGTTGTCATCGACTTTGGCAATATTATATGGTGGGTAATTTGGGATTACTTTTGCGAGTGTTTGATTTGCTTCTTCAAATCTTTTGAACATTGGTTCAAAACCGACAAAGTACTTGTCGAAATTTTGCAAATCGAGTAGTCTTGATAAATTAGTCATATTTGTTTCTCCTTTTCAGCGAGTTTTATATAATGCCACCCCGAAGGCGTAGCGATAGTTTGTTGGGACTTTCCCAACAAATTCTATTTAGGAAATTGCTATTTAAATATCAATACCCATAGCAAGTTCTTGTTCTGGTTCTATAGCCATATCTATCAATTGTTTCATACCAGCCTGTGCAATTTTGGTTCTCATAATATTCTGGTTCTTGTTGAAGGATAATTCTACGTTGTTCATATCTTGGTTGAGATGGTTGAGACAATGCGAGACCAAGTATGCTACCAAATATAAGTGGTGCAACAAAGTCGTTAGAACCACCACCATTATAATAATGATTGTTCTGGTGTCTACCACCCCATCCATGGTGACCATGATGTCCACCATGACGTCCTTCTGCTAAAGCTACAGTAGACGTAGATACGAGTAAAAGCACTGCAAGTAATTTACGCATTATATAGGTTCCTCTCCAACTTTCTATACCTATATTATACCCCAGTTTGCAATAAAAGTCAACAACTTTTTTCAAAAAAATTATTGTGTAAAATCAATGACTTAATATTAGGCGTTTATTTGTTCTCTGTCGCCGACTCTGCCGCTTTCGCCTGTTCTGCGACCTGTGGCTCTCCCTGAGATTTAATCTTGCTAATCAATAAAGCAATTTCTTCAAACGGATGCTTTCCAAGAGAACGGAGAATCGTATTAACTTCGTCAACAGTCAATTCAAGTTTAATATTCATTTCATTTTCCTATAAAATTATTTAGATTTTTTACCAATATTATATTTGGGTACGAGTTCCCATTGATCCTTTTCTTTAAAGGAAACAACTTTAATTTGAGATAATGACGCTTTTTGCTCTGCTTGATTAGGGAATGAGATCTTTAATAATTCCCAGTCCTGCAGTAATGATGCAATAGCATTTCTTCTCTCTATATCTCCATTAGATATATTAGATTCTTTACCATCTAATGCAAATAATTCTTTGAAGTGAACAATAAAATACCTACCCTGTTTATGTAGAATGTGACAGGACTGGTATAATTTATTTTCTTTTCTGGAAGCTATTCCGATTCTGGTCAGAGTTTCTCGAACCTTCAAGAAGTTGTCTGGCTCTGGTAGACTCACCTCAAGCATCGACTCTGGTTTCCAATCGTAATATATCATTTCGACAGTCATTATTTTCCACCTTTATTTAATTTTTCTTTTATCATACTAATATCATCTTCTGATAAAAGACCTAATACTTCGATGGCTTTACCAGAAGAATAACCAAAGTACTCTTTCACGAGAGCGAGGGTTTCAGTTTCCTGATCTTTCTTAGACCATTTACTGAATCTCTTTTTCTTTGGTATAGTATTTAGGAAAAAGGAAAACTGCCAGTCTTTAGGAATACTACTATTACGATTCATCTCATTAGCGTAAAGGATCGTATCTGGGAAGTAAGATAGTCCCCTATTAACAATGAATGGAAGATAGTCTTTATCTGCCTGTGGGTCTTCAAACAAGTTTTGTTTTGTTAGATTTATTGCGTTAATAAAATCAAATGGTGTCATCACGAAAACCCTACTTCATTCATATTAGTTTCAGAACAAATAAAAGTTTTGTCTGGAAATCTAATCGCTAATGCTTCTTGTAATTCTATTTTGTTATCAGCTTTGGCTAGAAACAAATGTGTATTGAAATCATATGCAAGAAAAGAATTATCATACTTTTCAATATAGATATGCATTGAAGATTTTTCTATTATTGCTTGTACTTGTTGCTCAAGAGATTCTTCAATGTTATCAATTTGTTTCTGTAAATTCTTAACTACAATTTTTGCAATTATTTCTCTTAATTTCCAACCAACTAATGCACCAAAAATAAATGCAAAAAGTATCCACATTGATCAGATCCTTATTTAAACTTACATTGTGCCATTATTTCAGTAAGTGCTGCCATATTATTTAGTTCATGGTCAGCAACAAATGCTGCTTTATATTGGTAATCTGCAAGAATTAAAACAAGTGATGGGATACTTTCTTTCTCTATCGTAGAATTACAAGTGTCATACAATTGTCTAAACAATGATGTTGTATCTGTGTCTGAATTTTTTCCAATCCATTTACGAACCTCTGTGAAGTTCTTATCTTTCAAAGCAGATAAAAGTGTCTTGAAAGACTCTTCGGACACATTAACAAGAATACCAGAATCTATCTTACCACTTACAGAGTATCTCTGAAGTTCATTGATGATCCTACGATAATCAGGAAAGTGTTTTGTGATTAGTTCTGCAACGACCTTTTGATCAAACTCAATGTTCTCTGCTTTTAAAATCTGAGAAGCACGTTTGAAAAATTGCGCTGCAATTGTTTGTTTATCACGATGATCAATTTTAAAATCAATCACAGAACATCTAGAATGGATTGGTTCAATAATACGATTTTTAAAATTACAAGTGAAGATAAATCGACAATTGTTGCTATACTCTTCAATAAAGTTTCTCAGTGCTGGTTGCACTGATTG